TACGTGCTAACTACAACTATGGTGCAACAATTGCAACATTTGGTTCAACAGCATACTTCGCTACAAATAACTTAGCGTAATATATTAAAAAAACAAAGGGGTGAAAGTCCCCTTACTTTTAAATAAACAAAAAAATTAATCATAAACACAATGAGTTGTTATATATCTTCAGGAGTTGATTTAGGTTGTTCTGATGGAATAGGTGGTATTAAATCTATTTGGGTATTGGGTACAAGTGGTGCAACTGCTCCATCTGTTACCGCAGTAAATTTATCAGGTGCAACAGGTCCTATTAGTGGTATTACAGGTTCAGGTGTTTGGTACAATTTTGAATTAAAAAGAAACACTTCTTCTTTATCTCAAAACACTACCAAGAACTTTGAAAACGGTACTATCTTTTGGGAACAAGTTTTAACTGCTGTTCTATTCAAATATGACCAAGACAAAAGAAACCAATTGTTACTTTTAGGTCAAAACGATAAAATACAAATTGTAGCTGTGGACCAAAATGACGTAAATTATTATTTAGGTCAAGTGAATGGTATGTACTTAAGTGGTGGTTCTGCTGCTACAGGTACAGCATTCGGTGACAGAAACGGATTTGAATTAATCTTTACAGGTCAAGAAGCTGAACCAGCAAACGTTGTAAGTGGAAACTTATCAACTATATTTGCTGCAGGTGGTTTCGGAGTTGCTTAGTAGTAGGTCTTTGGTGACCGAATATCTATATCTCCTATTTCATAAAAGGGGTCTTCGGACCCTTTTTTTTATGCTATACCAATTCAAAATGGTTTTTTTTATATTTAATTATATAGGAAAATATTATGCTATATCTAAACAAAGGACAAGAAAACAATTTAATACTTAATATTAATAATAATTCAAGACAAGTTTTTACAGGTTATACGTTGGAATTTATACACGTAATGAGTAAAGAAGTAAAAACATATAATATTGATATTAATAATCCTGCTGAATATTTTCAGAATATTCGTTATTGTGAAATACTTTTACCATTGGATACAGATGACTTAAATTATTTGGGTGAATATATACTCAATATTTATGGTGTTGGTGATAATCAAGAACAAGTATATTCAGGTATCGCAATATTAGAGGGAACTGAAGAAGGTGCAGGATTCACAGAATATATCTCACCAAATGAAGATAATTCTAATTACATATATATACAAGATTAATTATGAGTGAAATTAAAAAATATGACTTAAAGAGAATAAACTTTGACCGTGCAACGGTTCCTGTTTTTTCTGAAGTGTTACAAAGATACCCATGGGTATATTATGGTGAAAACAATTTATTACCACAATACTTTATTGAATTGTATGACAACTGTGCAATTCATAAAGCAGTTATTACAAGTAAGGTAAATCAAATAATGGGTGATGGTATTGTATCATTAAATAACCCAATGGCTTCAGTTAATCTAATTAATCCAACTGAAAATGTTTCTGATGTAATGAGAAAATGTGCGTTGGACTTTATGATGTTTGGTGGTTTTGCTTTACAAATAGTTAAAGCAAGAGATGGTTCAATTGCTGAGATTTATCATTTAGATTTTAGTAGAGTGAGAAGTGGAAAGTTAAATGATGATGATAAGATAGATACATACTATTATTCAGCACATTGGAAAGATACAAGAAAATATCCACCTGAAGAATATCCTGCATTCAACATGGATGACAAATCACCAAATCAGATTTATTATTACAAGACATATGTTCCTTCAATGAGTTACTATCCTGTACCTGATTGGTCTGCAGGACAAAGAGCAATTGAAATTGATATAGAAACTAAGAACTTCCATATGAACAATTTACGTTCAGGAATGGTTCCAAGTTTGTTTATCAATATGAATGGTGGTATCCCTGGTGAAGAAGAACAAAGAATCTTAACAAGAGCATTAGAAGAACAATATGCAGGTACAGACAACGCAGGTCAAGCAATTATTTCGTTCAATGAAAGTAAAGATACTGCACCTGAAATTGTACAGATACCAAGAAACGATAATGATAGTTACTATCAAACAATGAATGATGATATTACACGTTCAATATTATCAGCACATAGAGTGTCAAGTGCAGAATTATTTGGTATTGCAACATCAGGTAAATTGGGTGGTGCTAATGAGATTACAGAACATTCAGAATATTTTAGAAAAATGGTTATTCAACCATTCCAAAATTGTATGTTACCTGTGTTCAATAAATTGGTTTCTTTGAAGTTTGGAAAACCAACAACATTTGAAGTTAAACCATTATCAATCTTCTTAACAGGTGATATTAAAGAGAATCCTATTGTAGATGATGCACCTGTAACACCTGTTCAAGTTCCTGACCAACAAGAGATGCAGGTTAATGAGAATATTAAAAAATTATCAGGTAGGGAATATCAAGGATTACTTAGAATTGTGAGAGAATATAACAAAGAAAAAATAACAAAAGGACAAGCTATGCAGATGTTAATGTCAGGTTATGGATTAACTGAAGAACAATGTGCAGCTTGGTTGGGTGAAGAAGAATTAAACTATAATTAACAATGGGTGTTTTATTAATATCAGAAACTAAACTTAAAAATTTTACCAGTATTAACCGAAACGTTGATATGGATGTTCTTAAAGCAGAAGTACAAATTGCACAAGATATTGACTTACAAACAATTCTTGGTACAAAGTTTTATAATCATTTATTATCACAAGTATCTGCAACAGGTAATACATTTAATGTACAAGAAAAGGAATTGGTTGATTCATACATTCAACCATTTTTGATACAACAAGCTTATTATCAATCAATGGTTCATATTGCATATAGAACAATGAATAATGGTATTGTACAAGGAACAATGGAAAATGCAACATCAGTTGATATTGGTACTTTACAATATCTTAGAAACATACAGAAACAACGTGCTGATTTTTATATGACACGTCTTCAAGATTATCTATTGATTGGTAAAGGTGCTAATGTATTTCCTGATTATGTTACACAATCAACAAGAGATGGTATGATACCTGATAGGTCACAAAAATATATGAATGGAATATCATTAAAGAACACATCAAGAAAAGGTTATTCAATGAGAAATATTGCAAAACAATTTTCTGTTTATAGTGAATTAGAACACGAAAATCCACCGTGTCAAGATTGTTATTAAAATTGAAATATGAATATAGATTTTTATTTACCAAGACCAACGGAAGAAGAACTAAACTTAGGTGCAAAGGTTGAATATTTTGAAAGATTGTTACCTATGGAATTAGATAAGAAATATAAAATAACACAAAACGATTTAACCTTTTGGATTCATCACAACTATCAAGCGGTATTTTTATTGGATGAAGAATTAAGTTTATCAGCAGTAAAAAAATTAAAATGAGTAATAGATTAGAAAAGATTATCAATTTGAAGTTAAATAACTTTGAAATTGTTCCACCAAAAAAGGGTGAAGAAATGATTGAACCAAATCCTTGTTGGGAAGGTTATGAAGCTATCGGTACAAAGATTGTGGATGGTAAGGAAGTACCTAATTGTGTTCCTATAAAGGAAGAACAAAGAAAGGTTAAAGAAGGGTTCCCTGTTCCATCACCAAGTGGTCAGGAAGATAAGGACACTTATATTGGTAGATGTATGAAGGAAATAGGAGGTGAATATGACCAAGAACAGGCGTTAGCTATATGTTACTCTAAGTGGGATGAAAAAGGGTCTTAAAACGTATCTATTTGAGTTGTACGTTTATCTGTGTTTAGCATGGGTTATATTCGCATTGGGACTTGACCTGTATTTTATTTTTTCGGAAATTCTGGCGCGCTAAAATATTGTTTGGCAAAAATATTGTTTGGCAAAATCTTGCCAGACAACATCACACTGGATCATAAAAAAACCCCATCCAAGAATGGACAGGGTATAGAATAGGAAGTTATGAGAAACCTACTCTGATATGTGGGACAAGTTATTCTTTATATTTCCAAATAAAACCAGAAGCATTATTTCTTTTTCCATTACATACTGAACTTATATTTTGATTGTTATATTTTTTTAATACTTCTTTCATAGAAGACCATTCTTTAATTAATTTACCTTTCATATCATATTGTAATATAGTTCTATGCCTACTATCAACGTGTTCTTCTAAAATATTTTTTGGTAACTTTTTATAATATTCAGTTCTAAAAATAAAATTTTTGAATTTTTTACATCTAACTCCATTTATCGCATTTGTAATACTACCACCTCTTGCACCTAATGATTTAGCTGCACTTAAAACTGTTTCATGTTCTTTAATAAAATTACCATTTAAATCATACTGATACACATATTTTTTATTAATGTGAATATGTTTTTTTAATAAATCTTTAGGTAGTTTATCATA